CCTCAAAAAATCTTATTCAACCCAAAGCTGAACCTTATCAATGTATTTTCCGAAGCATCCAGCATATCCGTCCTGACCATTTACAGTCTGATCATCTATCTGAACAGGGTAATATTCGTCCATACCCTTTGGTGATACTTGCATATATAAACACTGATATTCATAACCATCGGGTGTATAAAATACTGCTTTTAATGCATCAATAGGTGTTCTGCCATTTCCTGCGTAACCATTTTCGTCATCATCAATATCATAACCATCAACTTCAGGAAGCCAACCACCATTAAGTAAGTGAACCTGATATCTTACATAACCTTCACTAACACCAATGGCAATACCTGTAATTGCCTGATCGTCACCAGCGCCAGCCCAGTCGTCAGTGTCATGAACTTCATCCCACCAACGGTCTGTCTTAGCCCTATAGTAAACATCAACATGACCTAAATCATTAGTTCTACCACCTGTAGTTTCATTATTATCTGTACTATCATTGTCAGAACAATCTTCATCAGAATTGTCGGATACAACTTCTCCTGTCAAAGCTTCAACAATAGCTTCTGCACAAACTTCTGCATTCCATCTGTTTGCATCATCCCTATCATCAACGAAGCAACATTCGATTAAAATAGCAGGAGAATGTGTGCTTCTAAGAACATAAAGCCCCTGATTGACCTTAAATCCTCTGTTTCTAATATTAAGTTTTTCTGAAATTGCTTCACAAATCTTCGAACCAATTTCTTCTGTTCCAGTATCATATCCATAAACTTCTGTACCACCAGTAGAATCATCACCTTCATAATCATCTCTACCAGAATTGAGATGTATAGATATGTCTAAATCAACATTATGTGAATTACACTTACTAACAATTGTTGCTAAACAACCATTCTGCGATGTATTTTCATCACATGTACAATCATATACAGTATGCCCAAGAGCTTCTAACTTGGCAATTACAGCATTCTTAACAATTCTGTCTTCAACTGACTCTTGTAAAATACCAACTGCACCATATGCACCCTGATCCTGTGGGCAGTGACCTGCATGTACATTATATGTAGCCATTTTATATTCCTCCTATACAAAATAAATAAAAATAAAAGAGGGTAGTATAAAACCATCCTCATAAGAACAAAATATAATTAACTAAGCTGAATATCCTTTATCATTTCAACTTCGTTATCTTTTAAAATTGCTATTGTTTGAGATGCTACACCGCTACAATAAAAATTTTTCGAATAATCATTATAACCACTAAGACAACCCGTAGAAATAGCATATCTACCATGATTTTCTGATTCAATTGAAAAGTTGTGGAGATGTCCACTAAAGATTAAATCATAGAATTTATTATCACTAGATATAATTTTTGAAAGATTATGTTTTCCATTTTTATACCTATCACCATGAATAAATTTACAAGATAAACCACAAACAGTAATATTTATTTCAGAATCATTATAGTTTGTATTTAATATAGAAATGCGTTCACAACCACTTACATCAACTAAATCTTTAATATGTTCAGTAATAAGTACATTTGCATTGTCACCTTCATAACTCTTTTTCTTGTCTCCAGACATACGATCATGATTTCCAGCAATTCCACCAAATATAACATTACAATCTTCAGCTAAAGCAATTAATAGTCTATATATCAATTTAGTAGCCTTATGTATTTGCATAGATTGTAAAAATTCACAATTATATGCTTGTGTTTCTCTCATATATGAATTCTCGATCATATCACCTGTTGATATAATTAAAACCTGACGGATATTATATAATTCAATATACTTCTTACATTCAGAAATATATTTGTTTATTCTTTCATTTGCAATTTCCCAATTAAAATTATTACCATTACAATTGTTGATTATATAGCCAATATGCCAATCAGTAATATGACATATCATAGTGTAATCAGATTCTTCTTCAACAGAAGAGTACATATATGTAGGAATTTCCATTGAGAAATTATTATCTTTCATATACTGCTTTAATTCGTCTGCAACTGTAATACAAGGAACTAAATCTCTTTTTAACTTATTGAGTTTCAATCTATCATTATGTATTTGCTGTTTAACAATATATTGTTCACCTAATACTTCTTTAGCATCATCAAGAGTAGTACTTTTTTCTGTTATGTTTTTAGCTTTTAAATATTCTCTAACAAAATAATTACCAAATATGGTCTGACTAGCCTTTCTGACGCTATCATAATGACATTTTATATCATATTTATCTACAATTTCTTTCCAATCTATATCTGAAATACCAGACATTTTATTAGAAATTTCTTGTAAAACCTGTTCATAAGTTGATGGGGTTAGCCCATATTTTTTTAATTCTTCTTCGAAATTATAAATATAGTTCACCTACTCTCTATTCTTCATTAGATTCAGTAGGTTCATCGAGTTCATTTTCCTCTTTTACCTTCACATTTATTTCAACACCACCACCGTTAAATACTGATAGAAGAGTAGCAAGCTTCTTTTCTTCGCCATCTACTTCAACAGTCATATTATCTGTGTCAATAATACCTGCAATCTTCATAGAAGTCTGCTTGGTTTCCTTAAAAATAAAATTTGCCATTTCCTTTTTCCTCCATAAAATTAAAAATTCCCACCAGAACGTTTTCTGCCAGGATTATAATACATTTGTTTACTTTTATTCTGTTTTACTTCAATATACTCACGAATCTTCCTAATATAATTTTCATCATAACTCAAACGAATATGTGATTCCAAATAATAACATCCACAACGAGTTGGAATTTTATTTGATAATACATTGTCTATGAGCCTATACGATGGATTAAGATTCGAGAGATGGGTATGCTTTTCTGTATCTTCTTGCCTACAGATACGATAGCCATTTTCAGTCTTGTCTATATAAAAACCTTTATATTTAATTCTATTTTTCATAGGCAGAACCTACTTGACAAATTTATCTTCGATGTAACGCTTTCCACCACAAGTCTTGTAATATCCAATATGTTCGCCTCTGCGATCTACATATCCTCGTCTTGTGTTTCTAATTATACCTTCGAATAATAATTTTTCAATTTCATTTTTTGAAATGTACTTAATAATTTTCACTTCTTTCTTGATTTATTTCCTACAAAGTAGGATAGTAGTTGGAAATGTAGGATTTGAACCCACGACCTCCTGAACCCAAATCAGGCGTTCTAACCAAACTGAACTAATTCCCAAAATAAAAAATCCCATACCGAAGTATGAGATCCTTACTTAATATGAGCTGAGATATTTGACTCAATACACTAACACTTACTGTGGTTGGACACAGTTTATCACACAAGCGATTAGCTTGTAGTTAGCAACAACACCGATTTTGACATAATCGGCAAACTCTTACCACAAAGTATTATAGATTTTCTTTCTGCACATTCTTCCTTGCGAGATTCATAGGTTGCAGCCTATTAGAGTTGCACGTACTTGTACTTTCTCATATAACACCTTGCGAGTGCTATATGTCACCATATTACAGGTGAATAAGTTGTTTTTCTCTTTGCGGTCGCACACACTTTTGCTGTTTTGTAATTTTCTTTTAAATATTATTTACCTAAAATAATTTGATTTCTTTCAAAAGTATGTACTTATTATGGACGATGAGGTGTACATTTGATCATCCGTACCTTTTGAGTACAGCCCAATCATCACCATCCTGCTCGGATTGCGATCTCCTTGCTTTTTGATTCCATCCCTGTTTTTCAACTTAAGAGATATTACCAAAATCCTATCAGCGGTTATACTTGCGATATTCCCACCAATAGTACACAAATCATACCCACATTTCTGCGTTACTACAGTGCCTATTTCAAGACACCCACCAATCAACCATATTCGCCAACAGTTGTCCTTGAATAGAAGGTTGGGCGTAGATTTTATGTGTTTTCCGTTAAACTGTATTTCACAGTCGCAGCCTTATAATACGATAAGAACCACTTTATACATGTCGCCATGCTTATTTTTGAGATTTAACATCTCCTGATCCGAAACCAACCAGTCCTACAAAAGTAGAAAAGCTCTCCCAGTAAGACTCGAACTTACGACTTTCGCATTAACAGTGCGATGCTCTACCAACTGAGCTATAAGAGATTAAAAGAATAATCGGCAACCATACTACAAGAATTGTATCACAGTCACCGACACATATAAGAAGAGGAGTACAATATGAATATGTACCAATCTTAGAAATGATTTTTAGAATTGTTCTGTTTGAAAACGCCTTCGAATCGTTCCCCATAGGTTTGATTCCTATATATCTTCCACAGAAATGCATGGTACAGTCTCGCTTGATGTACTTAACTGGTTTTATCACACATGCACAAGTTTTTCATATGGCATCACATCAACTAACTTATAGCCATATGTTAGACGAACTTTATACTATTATATTCTCTGTTTTATCAGCCAAGAAAAGCTGATTTCATTGTTTTAATCAAAATATCCATTTAACTTTCTGTTGTAATAACGAGTTATTTTTGGTTTTGTCCAAATTTTTGCCTCACATTGGATATTATCATATGTATGGATTTCTTTTTCTGGAATATATTTACATTCCAAACTTAATCCATCTAAAATTTTTACCACTGTATTATCAGTGGGAGTAGTAGAAGATAGGTAGGCGAATATACATTTCTCTGCCCTTTTGAATACTTTACGGACTGTCGCTACATTTATATCTTCCTTCTCTGCGATTTCTTTAATAATCTTTTCCTGTGTAATTGTCAAAAATAATCATTCCTCCCAACTGCACGAATTCGTTTATAGAATCATATCTTACTTTGTAAATTAGGCTTATGCCTATATGATATGTTGTTCTCCATATATAAACATTTGGAGTATAATTTTCGACCATTAGTAATGGGTTACAAAATTTTAAACATAATAAAATAACCCAATATTTATGGTCGAATTTTTAACAAAAGCCTAGCTACTACATTTTTTATTTTCTCTATATCTTCTTGTTTGTAATCTTCTTAATTCTCTATTATGTTCAATGTTACATTTAGGACATCTACAAGTCTTTACATTGTTTTTATCAACTTCAAACCACTCACCGCAATCAATACATTGAATGACTTTTGGTTCTTTATATTTAATATTATTCTTCAAATTCTCTACCGCATATTCTCCATAACAGAACCAAAATAATTGTTTTGCACGTTTTTTATTCTTATACAAATACTGTACAAGCATATCAGCAATCATTTCTTCCGAATATCCAAGTTCAGCAAATTGATTTCTAATAGAGCAAGCTACATAATGAAGATTATCAATGTATTCATCCTTCATATTTACCATATACCGATACTTTTTATTTAACTCGTCATACAAATCAGATACTTCTTTAGAACATACAATATCAGGATTTTTCATCATATCCTTATATTTTAATTCTCCAAGTTTCATACCTCTTGTATTAATTGATTTATTAGGAATACGAGAGTAGAGTTTATTTACAAAACTATCATTTCTATCATCGACTTGTGATTTTTCCTTATCTTTGGCGTATTCAAAAAATGCAGGAAGTTTCTGATTGGTAAACTCTTTAATTTCTTCGCCAATTGTTTCTGGAAATTCAGGTTTATATAATGTCTTAGCGTAATCAATCACAAAATTATTCTGACAGCATAAACGCTTAACACAATTAGTTGCATGTTCTTTTTCCTCGTCTGTTCCATTGATAAATACGTCATTATTCCAGATTTTTGAAATATTGTTGCTATAAATGCCGATGTTTCCACCTGTAAATGCCGCATTTAATCCTTCGTAAATACTTTGATTATTCAAAATTCTTGGTTCAGCTTTACGCATATTATAATAGAGTGGTACAACACCATTCATATTACGTTCTGCGATTCTTACAAAATCAGGATCAGCAACTACCAATGATTTATCTCCATCAACATCAAACTGAAGAATTTTACTAATCAGGTCATATGTGCTCGTATATACCGCATTTGTTGTAAACCATTCTCTGATTTTATCAACTCGTTCCTCATATACTTTATTCGCCACATTGAAACGAACAGCATGTTCTTTGTAAAGGTGAGGACTTCTTAGGCAGTCAAGTTTATCATATTGTTTAAATAACCAACAAAATACCTCTTTGTCTGCCAACAATCCTTTAGGTGTATCAATATGCCCAAACCAATACTCACAAGCTGCATAATAATCTGGAAGTAAGAAAGTATATTTTCCATTTACTTCAAGTTTTCCGCTTCTATATTTTTTTAAAAGGCTATTCTTTACTTCACGGATCACATCTTTTGCATATGTATCATTGAGTAGAGCTGGATAAATCTTTACCGCTTTTTGAAAAGCTGTCATGTTTGTATTATAAGGTGTAATTCCAAGAATATCTTTCATGGTATCAATAGAGTTACAAATATTTGTAATTCGTTCTACAGACTTCTTTGTAAGCAAATCAATCTCTTCGTCTGTCACATTTGTGAGAGTTTGTAACATTTGATAATTGATTTTTGCATTTTTAATTCTATCTTCCTCAGTGTTACATCTGCCAGCTTGACAATGATATTGCTTAAAATATGTCTTATACTCATCCCATGAATCGTAAAACTTATACATCTTAAATTGACTTTTTGTAAAAATTATTCTAATATCTTCAGCAATTACATCATGGTCTTGTCCATAAATATCTGTGATAATAGGAGAGTAGTTATTCACTTCAATAAACTTTTTAAAATCAAACACCCCCAATAAACCCTTTACCCATGGAGCACGAAACATTGTATTTTTTGTCATTACACTTGGCAACATCATACCAGCTCCATCTGTATGAGTAATTGGAACAGTACCAGTTTTTCTCTCAATCGAATAATCAGTTTCATCAATAAAATCAAATTCTCCTGGTACATTTGTCTCAAAATCATCTATAACAATACATCTGTCTATATCAAAATCATTCCACTGATCAGTAGCTGAATTTGCCAATGCCATATATGCAAGATGTTTATTGACATTATTTCCACCTTTTGAATTTATTTTATTAATAGTAAGACCACACATGACTGTCTTTTCAACTTCATTCCATACTGATTCTTTAATAAAAACAGCTTTTTTCTTACGAATTTGACCAGCAGAAGATGTGAAGTATCTGTATTTTTCACAATTATACATGAATCCATAGAAAGACAAATCTTTAAATACGTCAAAATAGTAAACTTGAACTACAATAAGAGCATCTGTTAATGCATCTTTTTTGATACCGATAATACGTGTAAGAGAAGACTCAAATACTGAAATGATATTATTGTCATTTAGCTCATCTTTTCTTAACTCTCTTAATTCGATTTTTTTATCATATGGAATGTTGTGCGATTTGCAATATTCGATTTTATTTGACAGATTCTCTTTTTGAGTTGTTTTATTAGATAAAAGACTTAGAAGTTTTTCTTTTGATAAGTTTGCTTTCTCTCGTTTGTGTTTTATAATCAAATACCACTTCATATATTCTTTTATGGAATCATCTTCTTGTTCATAGTAATCTT